CTGATGTCAGCGTTGTTGCCGCCATAGCTATGCTTGCGCAAAATGCTGCAAATGCAGCACTCGCCATCATTAATGGCCCAGAAAGCGTTCCAAGCGCTCCGGTTAATGGAGAGATGCCAGCTGCGATCGTTGTAAATGCGGCAGATGTTGCTGCAGATTGCGATACGATCGTGGATGCATACGTTGTGAACATTTGCATCCCAGTTGCTGATGTAGTCAGCCCCGTTGAAACAATTCCAATGGATACTCCAAGCAGAGACATTGATGTCGCCATTGTTGAAAGCGTTGTCGCAAACGGAGTTAACGATGCCAGTGTTGTGATTAATGTCGTATTCAAAACCAGCATTGATGCATTAACTGTTGTCATTGGCGCAACTAATGCAGTCATATTTGTACTGACTGGTGTCATGCTTGTTACTAATGTCGTAAATCCTGTTGACATAGTCGTCAGTAAAGTCACCATTGTTGTTGATGTGCCGACCAGCGTCTGCATTCCAGTTTCGGCGCTCGTGATCGATGTATTGATCAATGTCATAGCCGTTGCTGTTGCTGTAATTGTTGCTGTAAATGCAACAAAAATTGCAGCAGATGAAGTTAAACTTGAACTAAATTTAACCGTTGCGGCGCTGACTGTTGACATCGGAGCTACTAATGTTGTCATAGCTGATGCTAATGGTACGGCTCCTGCAGCTATTGTTGTAAATGCAGTTGATACTGCAGTTCCTTTTGTTGCGATTGCAGTCATTCCCGTTACAAGCAGCGTCATTCCTGCCCCTGCTATCATCGTTGATGTACTTAGCCTTGTCATTCCTGAAGCAGCTGTTGATACAGCTGTTGCAAACGGCCGCATTGCTGAAGCAGCCGGTTTGATACCTGCGGCCAATGCTACGAATTTAGCAGCTGTCGATACTGATGATCCGGCCATACTCTTCAGACCACTTCCTGCTTTGCTCGCAGAATCTGCAATCGTTTTGACACCTTCTGCGACGATTTTTGTCTCTTTAGATAGCGGCGCCATCACAACTGCGGCGGCTGTTGCTCCTGCTGCAAACGCAATCAGGCCGATGGCTGCCACTGCTGCAGATGCTCCTCCAAGCATTGCTCCGACAGAGAAAACCATCAACGCTGCACCCATCTGAGCCACTGCTACTGCCGCAGCTCCTCCAGAAGATGCTACCGTTGGAAGTGCTGCTCCAATAATGTTAAGAGCTGCACCTCCTAACATTGCGGCTCCTGACACAACTGCCAGTGCTGCTCCAAGAGCTGCCATTGCTGCAGCGCCTGCTCCTAATAATGGAGCTAGTAATCCGGCGACTGCACCAACCGCTACGATCCCGATAACCATGGCCGCCATTGCTACTTGGGCTTCTGTTCCGGCAGAGGCGAGCTGCGTTGCAGCCTGGACTAATATCCAGCATCCTGCTCCTGCGATCACAATTGCTGCTCCAAATGCAAGAAGGCCAGTTGCTCCTGCGGTAAGTGTTGCACCCATTGTTCCGGCAATTGCCATCAATCCTGCCATTCCGGCCAGCATGATCGTTAATGCAACAGCGGCGACAGGTCCAGCGCTTGCGATCTGCGTTGCAGCATATGCCATGACAGCCATGCCTGCACTCGCCAGAAGTATTGCGCCACCAAACGCGATCAGTCCCTGTGTTCCGGCCTGAAGTTCTGGTGCCATCTGTGATGCAAATTTCATAAGAGCTGCAATTCCCAGGGACATAGCCACAACTCCTAATTGAGCCCCAACCCCTGCAGAAGATAATTCTTTTGCAGCTTGTACAATGATCCAGATTCCTGCGGCTGCTAATGCAAATCCTGCGCCTAATCCTGCGGCATTCTTTGCTGCAGCTGACATCGCTGTACTTCCCTGGTTAAGTGGGCCTGTTGTCTTTTTGACTCCTCTTCCTAATGCTCCGGCAGCCTTGCCAATTTTTCCAAATATGCCGACTACTGATCCTGCGACCTTAAACAACGTACCCAGTATAAGAAGCACTGGTCCGACTGCGGCTGCAATTGCTGCGAATTTCACAATATTTCTCTGCATTGCTGGACTCATGTTGTTAAATGCATCAATCACTTTCGTGATATTATCGACAATTGGTTTCAGATACTCACTGGCTATCTGCCCGATGTTATATTTCATAACATCAAAAGAGGAATTTAATTTTTCCAACGATCCGCCCATCCCTGACAGAAGAGCGTCGGCCATCTTATGCGATGTCCCTGATGCGTTATCTAATGCACTTGCATATTTTTGCACCTTGCTCGGCGACGCTTCGATTAGTGTCATCCACTTCGCCATTTGGTTTTTTCCAAAGATCGCGGATGCTGCAGTCAGTTTCTGTTGGCTGTTTAATCCAGAGAACGCTTTATGTAATTGCTTCTGGACATCTACCATGCTTTTCATCGTGCCGTCTGAATTGAATATCTCTAATCCGAGTTTTTTCATCCAGGCGGCTCCATCTTTTGCTGGACTAGACAATCTCGCTAATCCCGTTTTTAATGCGGTGGCTCCTTCTGATCCAGAAATTCCTGCGTCACCGAATACGTCCGTGATCGCGGCCAGATCTGACATTGTCCATCCGACTGATTGCACAATCGGTCCGGCTGTTGACATTGCCTCGAACAAATCAGTTACCGTCGTGTTTGCCTGAGCTTGCGCTTTTGAAAAGATATCAGCTGCGGTTGCTGCATAGCTTGAATCTTTTTTGAACATTTTTAAACTGTTACCCAGACCATCCGTGACAGCTGATAAGTCTGTTGCAGTTCCTGCTGCAAGATCTAACGACGGCGTGATCATATCCGCTGTCTGTTTTGCATTGAATCCCTGCCTGGCAAAGTTTAGGGATGCATCCGCCGCATCCTGCATTCCGAATACAGAATTGGCCGCAGCTTTTTTGATTGAAGATTCTAATTGAGAAGCTTCTTTATTTGTTGATCCCATGGTTGCTTGTACGAGTTTCAGAGATTTGTCAACGCTGGCGAATTCTTTTACTGAAGATACACCAAGCGCAACAATCGGAGCGGTCACTCCTTTTGTTAGTTTCTTCCCTGCGCCTGTCATCGCATTTCCCATGCCGTTTAACATTTTTTGTGCCGACTGAATAGATGATGACAAAGACTTTTCAAGCTCTCCGGCGATCTTAATCGATAATTTATAATCACTACTTGCGCTCATATTCTTTGCTCACCTCCCTCAAGTCTTCACATAGATCTAATAGATCAAAAAAAGACAGGCTTAGAAAATAATCTAGGCCCGTCTGTAAATTTAACGATAGCGTGATACACAGCTTTCTTAGTTGCTGTAAATCATTTATATCTATTCCTCTCCGAAGAAAAAATTTGTCACTGCATTCTTGATCTTAATTGCGTCGTGCGGCTTCATTGATTTGAAGAATTCCACAGGGCGTCCTGTCGCTCCTGCTGCAATGATCAGGCAATATTCCAGATTTGTTTCCGGCATCATTGACACTCCTCCGGATGCTGTCAGCACTTTGTTTGCTTTGATCATGTCATTTGCAGTAATATCTTCGAGTCCACTCATGTCAATTTTACTGATTTTTTCTCCTTCAAAATCATATGTATTGACAAGCTCGATGATCATTTCATTTTTCTCTTCTGCGATCTTCATTGTTATCACTTCAGCTTTCTTTTCGCTCATTTTGTTATCCTCCTTTAGCACTGGCTTCTGATTTTTGCCAGCATATCAACTCCATTTAATACATAAATGAAGTTTAATTTATCAAGTTCCAGAACTGTCTTACTGTTTACTTCGATTTTAATATACAAAATCTCCATTTCGACTTCTGCTTCCATTTTCTTTCCTTTGGAAGCTTTGCCGAGAGTATTGGTTTTTGCTTTTCCTCGAACAACGATCTTAACTGGATAGTAATCTGTGACTCCAGTTGTTGGATCCATGCACTGCATTGACGCCCTAAGTGTTAGCTGCGGCGGTTTTGTTGTGTTCATGATTGAGAACAAGCTTTCATACAGAACGGCAAAAGGAATTTTAATAGTCGCACTAGAGAACTGCCCTGTGACTGGATCTTCAATTTCTCCAAGAACTCCGCATCCTTCTAATGTATCTGTGATTGCTTCTAATTCTGGAAGTTCTACCTCTCCAGAAACTCCGATCAGTTTATTTCCTGAATCATTATAAATATTAAAGTTATTCAGGACTTCTGGTAATAAATCCATTCTTATTCACCTCCCTGAAGGACATTAGTAAGTGTTTCGATGTCGTAGCTTAAGATGTTTTCAATCTCTTGAGCTGGTGTATACGGCGCGATCTTCTGTCTGAAGGTCATCTTTCCTGCCAGAATATCTGACGTTGGATTATCTGACTGACGATATTCGATAGATGCTCCTGCCCATTTATCCGGCGCATATGCTCCGCATCGAATATTTTCTGAATCCACAACAGATTCAATCAGTACGTGATTCATCGGATTGTCTACTTTCGAGAAGTAGGTCTGAATGAATGTGTTTCCATGCCAGTTGAACATTCGGCGAACTGGGAACCA